CAATTAAAGATGACGTTAAGAAGCTTCTAAGCGGTTCTACAGATGATAAGCTAGAAGTTATCGAGAAACGAACTAGAGAGCGCTTAGCGTCATTGCTAGGCGTTTCTGTTATACCAGATTCATTAGAGTACATTGTTTTCGATGTAACCAACAAACGTTTCAACCGAGTTGGACAGGAAGGGATGTCTTCATATTCTCAGGAAGGACTATCTATGGCATTCCCTGATTCGGATTTTTCCGAATACGAATCGGAGATTGATTCCTTTAAAAGAAAAGACGATGAAGACTTATACAAGCCCAAGCGAGGGGGGATTTACTTCATATGAGGTTTTTAGATGAAGTTACTTTCGAGAAAGATGGATTAGGTAGCCATTACGATCCAGACTTGGGCGAGTGGGTAGAATCGGCACCTATTCGGACGACAGCGAACGTTAACGTGACGGATGTTGGAACAGATAGAAGTATGGCAATTTTTGGAGATATACGACAAGGGGCAAAGGTTATCAGAACCATGCCTCTTTTTGTTGTTCCAGAGTATGATCGCATTTTATACGAAGGAAAAACGTATAAAGATGTCACCACGAGAACTCCGACATTAAGAAATAGCATTATCGTCCAGGAGGTGGCTTCTGGTGGCTAGAAGGAATGTTTCTCTCAAAGGCGTTAGCGAATTGACGATGAAACTCAAGTCTAATGCAAATATGAAAGATGTGAAGCAAATCGTCAAACAGAATACAGCTGAATTGACACAAGGCGCTCAACGTAAAGCGCCAGTCGATACTGGTAATTTGAGACGATCAATAACTATGGACTTGAGCGATGGCGGTTTAACAGGAAAGGTGAAACCTACCGCAGATTACGCTCCTTATTTGGAGTACGGAACAAGGTTCCAATCAGCTCAACCATTTATGCGACCAGCTTTCAACAAGCAGAAGGCGCAGTTTAAATCTGATATGGATAAGTTGGTGGAATAGATGAAGACTAGAGAACAATCAATTTTTGATGAAATGTTTAAGCGATCGATTGCATTGGGGTATCAAACCTATGACTACAAACCAGCAAGTGCTACTAACTATCCTTTTGTTGAATTTGAAGACACTCAAACACTTCACTCCACCAACAAATCTCACGTCTTGGGAAATGTCGTGATTGTTGTTTCAGTTTGGGGTCTGCACACTAAGCGAAAACAGGTGTCTGAGATGGCATCTGCTTTGTTTGAGCAAGCGATGCAAGTAAAGACAACTGACGGATATTCTTGGACGCTAGACACCAATGCAAGCGACATACAGACGGTAACAGACACAAGCACAAACACACCGCTTAAACGAGCGATTATTGAATTGAATTTTAGATTAATAGGAGGAATTTAAATGGCACTAAAAAAAGGTATTGACGTCATTTTGGTCTATCGGGACTTGGAAAAGCAAGCTGAAGAAGCTGCCAAAACAGTTACTTATCAAACCGAGCATACATTCGGTATGTCACGCAGTACAGATGCTACCGAAACTAAAGATGGCACTGTTCAAACTGTAGGAGCAATTGAATATGATTTCAGTTCTACTGCTTTATATGAACGTGGCAGCGAAACACTAAAAATGCTTTACGATGCATTTATGAACAACAAGTTAGTTGAAACGTGGATCATCGATAAACTCGAACCACAAGAAGGAGATACAGGTAAATTTGCAGCCAAATATATGCAAGTGTATATCTCAAACTACGAAGAAACGGCTTCCGCTGAAGATGATGTTGAAGTTTCTTTGGAATATGCCGTGCAAATGATTCATCAGGACGGCTATGCAACACTAACAACCGAACAACAAAATGAAGTTCAGTATGCATTTGTGGACACAACAAAACAAACACCAGAAGGCTAAGCACTCTTAATTGAGTGCTTTTATTTTTAGGAGGATGAATAAATGGAACTAACGATTAACGGAAAAGAGTATAGCTTTATTTTTGGATTTGGGTTTATCCGTGAAATGAACCGCAGATATTCCGTTGTAGAGCAAGGAATGACAATGAAGCTTGGCTTGGATTCAACGCTAGTGAATTTCTTCAATGAAGATATTGAGACTTTGATTGAAATGTTAAAAGTAGCAAACGCAACAGAGTCGCCACGAGTAGCGGAAAAGGATTTGATCGCCTTAGTTGGTGAAATCGGCTCGGATAAACTCTTTGATTTGGTACTAGAAGAATTAAAAAAGTCGGAATTTACAAAGAAAAAAACACTAACAGTCGAAAGCAGAATCAAGGAAAGCAAGTAGAAGAAGATTTTTATGCCACTGTCCAGATAAACTGTCTGCGTTATCTCGGGATTAATGACTTTTTAGACATTGATCGAATGACAATGACGGAATATGAAACAAGGCTTATCGCTTATCGTCTCAAAAGATTAGACGAGCAAGAGCTTATTCATTATCAAGCATGGGCGAATAATCAAGTTAAAGCTACTAAAAAACGTGGTAAATACGAGGTTCCTTTATTTGACACCTTCGAAAAATTCTTTAACAAGGAAAAACTTGAAAACAAAATCTTGGGCAAGGATGAAAAAGTACCGAGATTTGTAAACTCCTGAGGAAAGGAGGAAAACTATGGAATCATATAGCGTTGAAGCGATCCTTTCGGCTGTCGACAAGAATTTTTCTTCTACCATGAAGAATGCTGATAGTTCGATGAACAACTTAGATAGCAGCACTCAAAAAACGAATACTTCTATCCTCGATATCGCCAAAGGCATTGGGGTTTTTAAATTAGTGGATTCAGCAATTGGGTTAGTCAAGAGTTCAATGGATGGTGCGATTGATCGTTTCGACACGTTGAACAAATATCCGGTTGTTATGGAAGCACTGGGCTACTCAACCCAAGAAGTAGACGACTCAATGAACAAGCTTACAAACGGAATAGATGGATTGCCAACAAGTTTAGATGAAATCGTATCTAGCGCTCAACAGCTAGCTATTTCAACGGGTGATTTGCAAAAAGGGACAGACACAGCTATCGCGCTGAACAATGCATTCTTGGCCAGTGGTGCTTCTGCAGGTGATGCAAGCCGTGGGGCACA